CCCGCCGGGATCGGCGAAGTCCACGTATGCTTCGGTTGTCGCGCCTACTTGGTACCTGGGGAAGGAGAAGAACCGGAGGATTATCCTGGCTAGTTATGGGGATGATTTGGCGAAGACCATGGGCCGCCGGACCCGGCAACTTCTCAAAGCCGAGGAAACAGTCGGCCTGCTCCAGGTCGAGTTATCCAAGGAATCCCGCGCGGTTGATAAATTCTCTTTGTCAAATGCCTCTGAATACATTGCCTGCGGTATCCTCGGGGGTGTTACTGGTAACCGTGCCCATGGCCTGATCATCGATGACCCGGTAAAAGGTCGGCAAGACGCTGACTCCAGCTTGATCCAGCAACGAACTTTTCAAGCCTACGAAGACGACCTCAAGACCCGCCTTATCCCCGGCGGATGGATTATTATCATCCAGACCCGGTGGAATGAAGAAGACCTTTCTGGCAAAATTCTGCCGGATAGTTGGTCCGGGGAATCGGGGGTGATTGTGGGGAATGACGGGTTTGAGTGGGAGGTTTTGTGTTTCCAGGCCGAGTGCCAGCACCCTGAATCCGACCCCGTTGGACGACAAGCCGGGGAGATGCTTTGGCCCGAGTGGTTTGATGATAAACACTGGTCGCAGTTTAGGCTTAACCGCCGTACATGGTCAAGTCTATACCAGCAAATCCCAGCCCCTGCTGAGGGTATCCTTTTCCGCAAAGACGACTGGATGGTTTATAACGAAGGGGACTTGCCCCAGGATATCCGAATCATTGCTGCTGGGGACTGCGCGGTTACGCCTGAAGGCGGGGACTGGACTGAGTTCGGGATTGGCGCAATAGCCCCGGACGGAGCGGTTTATCTGCTCGACTGGTGGCGGGGCCGGGTTGATTCCGGTGTCTGGATTGAAAAGCAGGTTGATATGATGGCCCGGTGGGCTCCGTTGTGCTGGTATGCTGAAACCGGGCCGATTCGCCGGGCGGTGGAGATGAGTTTGCGGCGGCGGATGTCCCAGCGGAGTGTGAATTGCCGGTTGGAGTACATCCCGGCGGTCAACAACAAAGAAATCAATGCTCAAGCCATCATTGCCTTGTCCGGTATGGGGAAATTGTTCTGGCCGCGCGCGGCCTGGGTCGCGGAACTCCAGCGGCAGGCATTGGTATTCCCGGCAGGCTCCCCGGATGACGGCGTGGATGTTCTTGGTCTCCTTGGCCGAGGGGCCGCAAAACTCGGCGGGAAGCGCATAGCCCAAACCAACCCGGAACAGAAAACTAAATTGCGTCTACTACAAGGCGGGGTTGACAACGACCTTGCCGTAAACTCAACCTCTTGGATGGGGAATTGATGGAAACAGATACAAATAAAGACCTATTGGCCCTGGCCCGGAAGCGGATGGAGATGGTTGTCGCCGCCACCTCGGAAAGCCGGGGGTATGAGCTGGATGATCTGCGGTTTCTGGCGGGGAGCCCGGATAATCAATGGCAGTGGCCCTCGGATGTTTTATCAACCCGAGGCAGTGTTCAGGGGCAACTCACCGCATCCCGCCCCTGCCTGACAATCAACAAGCTCCCGCAACACGTCAAGCAAGTCACCAATGATCAGCGCCAGAACCGGCTATCCGGCAAAGTCATTCCCGTCAACAACGAAGCCGACGCCGACCTCGCGGAAATCTACACAGGCATTATTCGGCATATCGAATACATCTCCGATGCCGATGTGGCCTATGACACCGCCTGTGATGCCCAGGTCACTACCGGGGAAGGGTATTTCCGCCTCTTAACCGATTGGACCGAGGAGGACTCGTTCGAACAGGACATCAAAATAGGCCGGATCAGGAATCAGTTCTCCGTCTATATGGACCCGATGATCCAAGACCCCTGCGGGATGGATGCTAATTTCTGCTTTATCACCACGGACCTGTTGAAGGAAGACTATGAGCGGGAGTTCCCTGATGCCACCCCATTAACCACCTTGCAAACCAACGGGATCGGGGATGATGCTCTTGCCACCTGGATCAACGAACAAACCGTCCGGATTGCGGAGTATTTCTACGTCGAGCATGAGTCGGTTGAGATTTATCTGTATCCAGGCAATGTGGTTTGTGAAAAAGGTAGCGCAATCGCCGAAGATATGGCTGCCCGTGGCATCGAACCCCTGAAAACCCGGACCTCTGACCGGCGGATTGTGAAGTGGTGCAAGATCAATGGGTTTGAGGTGTTGGAAGAACAGATCTGGCCGGGGAAATGGATTCCCGTTATCCGGGTTATTGGGAATGAATATGAAATCGACGGGAAATTGCACATATCTGGCCTTGTTCGCAACGCAAAAGACCCCCAGCGGATGTATAATTACTGGGCAAGCCAGGAGGCCGAGATGCTGGCCCTGGCCCCCAAGGCTCCGTTTATTGGCTACGGTGGCCAGTTCGAGGGGTATGAGACGCAATGGAAAACAGCCAACACCATCCCTTGGCCTTATCTGGAAGTCAATCCAGATGTGACCGATGGGCAGGGTGGGGTGTTGCCTTTGCCGCAGAGAGCCTTGCCTCCGATGGCCCAGCAAGGCTTAATTGCCGCCAAAGCCGGGGCTTCCGATGACATTAAATCCGTCACCGGTCAATATGACTCTAGCCTTGGGGCCACCAGCAACGAACGTTCCGGCAAAGCCATCCTTGCCCGAGAACGCCAGACCGATACCGGCACCTACCACTATGTCGACAACCTCGCCCGAGCCATCCGTTTCGCCGCTCGTCAGATCATTGACCTCATCCCGAAAATCTATGACACCCAGCGGATCGTTCGCATCATGGGCTTGGACGGGGAAGTGGACTCGGCGGAAATAGACCCCAACCAACCCGAGGCCAAGAAAGACATCCTCGATCCAGAAACTGGCGTGGTTATCAAATCAATCTTCAACCCCGGCGTGGGCAAATACGATGTCTGTGTGACCACTGGGCCGAGCTACACCACTAAGCGGCAGGAGTCAGCGGAAGCCATGTCGAATCTGGTCCAAGGGAACCCGGAACTCTGGGCAGTGGCGGGGGATTTGATCGTTAAAGGGCTGGACTGGCCGGGGCATGAGGAACTCGCTGATCGCCTCCGCAGGACCATAGACCCCAAGCTCCTGGAAGACCAACAATCCCCCGAACTCGCCAAGGCCCAGCAGCAAATGCAAGCCATGGATCAACAAATGCAAGCCATGAAAAAGATGCTGGACAACATCCAGACATCATTTGAACAGCAAGAACTCGATGTCAAAAAATACGATGCCGAGACCAAACGGATCTCTGCTGTCCAAGCCGGGATGTCCGAGGAGCAGATTCAAGACATCATAGTCGGAACCGTTCATGGTATGATCACCTCCGGGGATTTAGTGAGTGATATGCCGGAGAGGGTTAATTCCGGGGGAGAGCAACCACAACCCGCCCCACAACTGGAGGCCCAACCATGAAAATCCAGAACCTTATCGGCTTATTCTTCCTGGCCCGTGACATAACCCACACCGCCCACCTCAACACCCGGTCCTACGCCAAGCACATGGCCCTGGGGGGTTTTTATGAAGGCATTATCCCCTTAACCGATGCCCTGGTCGAAGCGTATCAAGGCCGCCATGGTTTAATCGGCCAGATCCCCCTGCAAACAGTCAAGACCTCTGGGGAAATCACCAAAGTCCTGGAATCCCAACTTAAGCAGATCGAGTCCTGCCGGGAAGAAGCCCTCGGCCCCGATTCCGCCCTGCAAAATGCCCTGGATGAAATCATAACCCTCTACCTCACCACCATCTATAAACTCAAATTTCTTGCATGACGGAAAATATTATGTTTAAGTTATTCGTAACACTACTTCTTATCGTGTTTATATTCCCCGGCTGCACAAGCACCTGGAAAAACGGGGTCGATTACAACCCCACCCCTAATCGATGCTACGTCGCTAACTACTAGGAGCCAATATCATGCCATTCATGGGAACCCCCACTCTTGCTTTATCCGCCACCGCCGTCACCCCTGATGACGCAGCCATAATCCCCACCACCAAAGCCTTATACGTCGGCACAATCGGTGACCTAACCGTCGTCCTATCCCAAGACACCGCCCCCGTCACCTTCGTAGATGTAGTCGGCTGGATTCCAGTCATGGCCCAAATGGTCATGGCAACCGACACCACCGCAACCGATATCCTGGCTCTGTATTAAAATGCTTGGCGTAGGTGTAGGACTCGCATTTGGTCTGAGCAATCAGACCTTTCCGGCCCTGGGGCTACTAGCCGACATCCCCCTACCTAATGCAGACGGAGGGAATTACGTCTTGCCCGTATCAGTCTTCGATTACGTTGGTATCGGGGTATTCTTCTCTGATGCAACTACCCCTATCCCCCTCACCATGACCGAGATACTCGCCTGGCCGGGGATTAATCAATTCCATATCCTCGCTAGCCCAGAGAAAGGCTTGCTGGTTTATAACCAAACCACCGCAACCGAGGCTGCAATGCGACGGGCCTATGGGATTATGGGGGAAGCTTATCCAACCGGTACCCTGCATTATCCTCTCAATGCTATCCTTCACTATGATGCCCATAAAGTCAGCTTCGAAGAGCTGACCGGCGGGGTGCAGACATTTGAGTACAGCATTGGGAACCCCCAATACCAACTCAACGCAGATGGCAGCTACACCGATGTCGGTGCTTATCCTGCCGTCGACACCTTCAGCGGGGAGAAGTGGTTGAGGAGTTGTGGGGCGGTTAATCAAGTCGCTGATAGTCCATTAGGGCAAGGCGCTGTTGTTGCTACGAACACTCTGCCAACAGGTTGGCGTAAAGTAGAAGCGGGGGCGGTATGGTCAGTAGTTGGTGTTGGAACTGGCTACGTTGATATAAAACTATCTGGCGTACTAACATCTGTAAGCACTCTGTATTTTTTATCAGCTATAACTGCTGCAACGATAGGACAAACATGGTCGGTGTTCCTTTCCGTTGAAATTTTAACTGGTGATGCCACCAATTTAAAACTTGGGGTTCGAGAACGAACTGTTGCAGATGTATCACTAACTGGATTAACTAGTGATGATTTATATCTATCTCGCACATTGACTAATACTGCTACCACTGGAGTTGTGAGTTATATAATTGCCACA